AAACCAGGGCCATAACCGAGAGGAATGCGCCATCAAGACCAGCGGTGGGCGTGTCATTGCCATCGGCTGCTCCACATTCAGTCACCTCAATGCCTTTATCGAAGAGGGGTCTGGAGAAGAACAGATCCAGGTGTTTGGCATCACCTCCACGGGTTCCGGCGCCGAGACGGTTGCTGTAAAGCGCAACAAAATCGAAAATCCGAACATCACTATGGCCGAAGCGTCGGGTTACGCACACACGAAATAGCGCCTGGAGACTCCCTTGTCCGAATTGCTCCTTGGGAGCCAAGTCGAAGCTGCTCAGGGCGCGACGTTTTCCGTGGGCAAATGGCGGATGTATCAATTTACCGCCGTTGCTGGCGGACAGGTGACAAAGCTAGGCTATCACACCGGTTCGGGCGCCAACACTGGGACCACCTCAGTGCAGATCGCGATTGTCGCGGATGACGGCGCCAATAAACCCAAACTCGGTGCGCCGCTAGCAGAAGCGACAGTCAACGCCAGCAACCCTGCTGAAAATACGCTGTATGAAGTGGCCGTGGGTTCTGGTCCGACCCTCGTTCTCGGTACGAAGTACTGGCTTTGCCTGCTTCCTATCGGCGGCGAACTCAAGATCAAACACACGTCGGCCGGCACCAAACCGTCCTACAAGCAGGCAAAACCGCCTGGGTCGGTTACCACATACGCCCCCGTCACCGAATTGGGTCCGGAAGAACTCCATTCTCCGATGTTCGTTTTCGCGACGGGGGAAGCGCACGCCTCGAATCGCGAAGTGAGCGACACCCTAATGGTTGGCGAGGCGGTTTCGGCGCACGCAACCCAGACGCGGGCCGTGGGAGATCCAGTCTCCCTCGCCGAGTCGTGCATCACGGTGCAGCCCAAGTCGGTCGCCGACTCGATCAGCCTATCCGAGACGCTCTCGCGTCGCGAGACTCTTCTACGTGAAGTTGTGGAGGGCGCATCCCACGGAGGTATGGGCTTCGGCTCTTCCGGGTTTGGATCCGCGCCATTCGGAGGCGCCTTCCTCACCACGACGCCGGGGCTCGTCCTGGCCGAGACGGTGGTTCCCACAACCCGCACTCGCAACGTAGCGGATGAATTGACGCTCGGCGAGACGGTCACGGGCCTGATGCGGCACATTGCTGCGCAGACGGATCCGCTCCTGCTCGCAGACTCCGTGTCTAGAGCCACAGTGGCCAGCCGCCTTTTGAGTGAGTCGATCAAACTCGAAGAGGCGCTAGCGCGGGCGCTTCGTTACTCACGGCCCGTTGAAGACACGCTTCGGGTTGCCGAGGCGCTCTCCAAGGGTTCAGTTCGACTGGTCAGCGACCCCGCGCGAATCGTTGAGAGCGTCAACGCCCAGTCGCTGCGAACTCGACTTGCTGCCGATCAGCTTGGCTTGACCGAGACGCTCTCCGCCGGTAGCTCACGGCAGGCCAGCGCAACCGACATTCTGACCCTGAGCGACGGCGTCGTGGCGAAAATCCGCGCTGCGTACCTCGGCCCCGTCTATGTGACCGTTGAGACTCCACACACACTCCCGCTGACTGTAGAAATAGTCAACGTCTAAGGAGGGGCGCGATGCCTCCCCAGCCCAAGCACCCTTCGGCTCGAAGCCGGCGGAATAGGGCCGCTACCGCAGCCGAGCTCGTGCCTCGCGTACAGCCGGCCGTGATCCCCGAGCCTCCGATCCGCTACTTGGCGATCGAGGTGCGTGACGTTGAGACCGGGAAGGGGCTGCGCGACGAGAACGGCCAGCCTGTCGTCAGGATAGTCGAGGCCGAGTGGAGCCCGCAGGCGCTCGCGACATGGGTCGAGGTCTGGTCCTCGGAGATGGTTGAGGAGTATCTCAACGCCGACCACGGACTGATCCGCACGCTACTCCTGCTTGAACAGGACCTCGCGGACCGCGCGGCGAATGGTCGATCACTCTCTCAAGCTGCCGAAGCAGCTATCAAAGCCCGCAAGGAACTCGGACTCAGCCCGATGGGCCGGCGTTCGCTGGACTGGGTTATCGCTCAGACCAACGAGACGGAGGCACGGACACGCCGCGCCGCAATCAAGGCCGTAGACGCGACCTGTGAAGAGCTGCCCCCAGCCGACTCGCCTGAGCTAGAGGCCGAGGAGCTCGGGGCGCTCTATGAATAGCGCCATCTTCACCATCCCGACGACTGCCGAGGACTTCACTGGCTACTCGCTGGGCAAGCAGGTCGCCGCGTGGATGGAAAGCTACCTAGTCCACGGACCCGGCGACATCCGGGGGCACCGCTACTCTCTTGACCGAGAGAAGCGTGGGATCCTGCGCCGCATCTACGAGCTCCAGCCCCCTGGCACCCTCACTCCGGAGGGTCGCGATGTGGGCGGCAGGCGCCGTTTCAAGCGCGCTGGTCTCTCTGTGCGGAAGGGATGGGCCAAGACCGAGGTCGCCGCGGCTATCGCGGCTGTCGAGCTACATCCCCTAGCTCCCGCTCGGTTCAGTCATTGGGCTGAGGAGGGTGAGCTCTCGGAGTGGCTCTGCGCCAACGACGAGCCCTACGAATACCGCGAGGGTGAGCCGGTTGGGATTGGGGTCAGGGACCCCTACATACCGCTGGTCGCCTACACCGAGGAGCAGAGCGAGGAGCTCGCGTACTCTGCGCTGAAGGTCATGCTCGAAGAGGGTCCCCTCTGCGACGACTTCGACATTGGCGGGGAACGTATCCTCGTCCTCGGACCATCCGGTAAGGCAGCCGGTAAGGCCGTCGCTCTGGCCACCTCGCCAGACTCCCGTGACGGCGCGCGCACCACCTGCAACATCTTCGACGAAACCCACCGACTGGTCCTGGAACGCCTCGTAAAGGCGCATCAGGTCATGCTCGCGAACACCCCTAAGCGCAGGGACGCTGACGCCTGGACGCTGGAGATCACGACCTCCTTCGAGCCGGGGATGGGCTCCGTCGCCGAGGGTACGATGGAGTACGCCCAGCAGGTGCAGGAGGGGAAGCTCGCGGACTCGCGCCTCTTCTTCTACCACCGCCAGGCGCCCGACAACATCATCCTCACCCAGAAGAACGACAAGGGTGAAGAGATCCCTGATCCCGCTGCGATGCGGGAGGCTGTCATCGCCGCCAGTGGCCCTGCCGCCGAGTGGACTGATATCGACGCAATCGTCGAGCTCGGCTTGGACCCCCAGACCGACCGCGCCTACTGGGAGCGAGTCTGGCTGAATCGTCCTATCCAGCAGTCGGGACAGGCGTTCCCGATGGATCGAGTCGAAGCGCTGGCGCACCCCGGCTGGGTGCCGCCGAGCGGAGACATGATCGTCCTCGGGTTCGACGGTGCGCAGACACGCGACACCACCGCCATTGTCGGGACGCACCTCAAAACGGGGCGACAGTTCCTTCTTGCCATCTGGAAGAACCCAGGTACCGAGACCGGATGGAAAGTGCCGGCGGACGAGGTAGACGCGGCAGTCGATGCGGCGTTCAAGATGTGGAACGTTTGGCGTATGTATGCCGATCCCTATTTCTGGGATACGCACGTAGCCGACTGGACAGCTAAATATCCGCACCGACGCGGCAAGGAACGAGGCAAGCCTCGCGTTTTCGAGTGGGCTACCAACGTCCACAAGAGAATGGCCCTGTCAATCAAGGCGTACATCGCTGCGATGCGAGAGGGTGTCTGGTCTTTCGACGGGGACGAGGATTTCAAGGCTCATCTGGCCAACGCCCGGAAGTACTCGATTCCGATTCTTGACGAAGACGGGCAGAACCTCTACCTGATCCGCAAGGAACGGCCAGATTCACCACGAAAGATCGACGCGGCCATGGCAGGTTGCCTCTCCTGGGAGGCATATCGAGACGCCATCGCAGCGGGAGTCAACCTCACCGACACCCGCTCGAAAGTGCCCGTGACGATCTACTAGCTGCGCCGGGTTCGGGAGACCGCAAGTTGGTCTCCTATCGCGCGACGACCCTGGCAGCAGGGGCGTTGAGGGGGGACGCCCTCTCGCGCTCTTTGGAAGGCGCACCGACGACCGGATGGTCCTTGGGTGCGAGAACAGGGCTCGATCTGGAGCCCGGTAGGCGCCGAGAGCGGCGCGGGGAACGGGCGAGGTGGCGCCGCGTCCCAGTAGAGAGGCGCGTGGGCTCGGGGCTCATGCACGCGACACGGCAGCGGACGGGGCCGGCGCACACTTCAATAGGAGGGCTTCGTGTCAGACGCCGTCGAAGCAAAGCGATACCTCGAAGTCCTCGACCAGCGGCTCAAGGCTCGGAATCCCGAGATTCAGCTCTGGGAGAACTACTACGACGGGATCCACCGCCTCCAGTTCGCGACCTCCCGCTTCCGTGCCAACTTCGGCAACCTCTTCCGAGAGTTCGCCGACAACTGGTGTGAGCTCGTCATCAACGCGAGCGTCGAGCGCATGAAGGTCATCGGCTTTCGCACGGAGAGCGGCACCGTTGAGGCCGACGCCGACGCCTCGGAGATTTGGCGCGACAACGCGGGCGCGCTCCAGCAGAAGATGGCCTTCACTGAGGCCTGCAAGTTCGGGACCGCCTACTTCTTCGTGGACGCTGAACACACGGTAGAAGACACCAACTCCCCGCTCATCACTGTCGAGCACCCGGCGCAGACGATCACGCATCACGATCCGTCCAACCGCCGCCGCCGTCTCGCCGGCATGAAACAGTGGCAGGACGACGCAGGACGCCTGCTGGCTACCGTCTACCTGCCCGACACCGTCTACAGATTCCAGGCCGAGGAGAAGCGACAGGCATCCACGCCAGGGTCCACACTCCTGGCCAGCGGCCTTCAGGCTCAGACCGACTACATGAGCGCTCCCTCCTCGGGGGCCGCAGTCGAATGGGTACCCCGAGCGGGTGCTCCGTTTGAGGTCGAGAACAAGCTTGGCGTTGTGCCGCTGGTTCCGATCGAAAACAACCCGACGATCAAGGGCGGACGCTCGGACCTTTCGGTCGTCATCCCGATCCAGGATGCCATCAACAAGGAGCTGATGGACATGATTGTCGCGTCTGAGTTCGCGGCCTTCATGCAGCGCTGGGCGACGGGTATCGAGATCCCCAAGGATCCTCAGACAGGTAAGCCACTCGCTCGTCAGGACTTCCTCGCCTCAGTCGGTCGTCTCTGGGCGGTTGAGGATCCCGATGCCAAGTTCGGACAGTTCCAAGCCTCCGACCTCAAGAACTACGTCGTCGCGATTGAGATGCTCATCCAGCACCTCGCCGCCCTGACCAAGACGCCCCCCCACTACCTACTGGGTCAGTCGGGCAACTTCCCTTCCGGTGATTCGCTGACCGCTACTGAGACCGGCCTCACGGCCAAGGTCGAATCCAAGTGGGACGACCTCGACCCGAGCCTCTGTGAGACGACGAACCTTGCCTTCAAGGCGAAGGGGATCGACCGTCGCGCACAGGAAACGATCTGGAAGGACGCCGAGCGCCGCATCCGATCCCAGCGGATCGATGGCGCGGTGAAGCTCTCGACGCTCGGGGTGCCCCAGGACGGCATCTGGGGTGACGAGCTCGGATACACGCCCGAGCAGATCGCACGCTTCCACGAGATGAAGGAAAGCATGGGCCTTGACCCCCACTCCTCGGAGTTCGCGGTTCCCCCCATCGAAGAAGCCCCCGGCGAAGGACCCGAGGGGAATCAGAAGCAGCAGCAGGCCGTCTCCCAGGCGGCTCGCGTGGCCCGAGTCAAATAACTAAGGAGTGAATGACGCGATGTCAGACACGACGGAGCAGACGACTGCTACCGACGTCCTCGCCGGACTAGGGCTCGCGCCTGAGGAGGAGACCGAGGAGACCACTGACCAGACGACTGAGACCACTGAGGAGACTCAGGAGGAGACGGTCGAGGTCCCCGAGGGTGCAAAGAACCCCGACGCTGTCAAGAAGGCTCTCGAAGCCGAGCGCGCAACCGCCAAAGCGGCGAAAGCGCGGGCCAAGGAGCTGGAGCGCCAGTTGCAGGAGGCCCAAGAGGCGAGCAAGCCCTTGGAGCAGCGTATCGAGGAGGCAAACTCCAAAGCTCAGGAGGCCGAGGTCCGCGCCCTTCGTTTCGAGGTTGCCGCCGAGGCAGGTCTCGATCTTCGGCTCGCTTCGCGCCTGAGCGGATCGACCAAGGAGGAGCTCGCCGCCGACGCAAAAACCGTCGCCGAGCTCTTCGGGGCCAAAGGTCCCGTGGCACCTCCCGAGGGTGGCCTTCGCCCCGCTCCGAAGAAACCGGAGAACGTAGAGCAGGCGCACAACAACACCATCTCCGCCCTGATCGCTTCCAAGCGCCAGACAGTCGCATCGTCTGATCTCTTTGCCGGCCTTGAGCCGGCGCCCGAGGACTAGGTCCTCTCACCCCGAGACGGGCGACCCGTCTCTTCATTCATCTCGGCGTGTGTGGTGGTTCACCCCGCGCCCGCTTGTTCATGGCCGCGATGGCGTGAACCGCTCACACATAACGTCATCGAAAGAAAAGGTACATGGCTAACCAGATCCCGCTTAGCGGGGCTACATCTACGTCGGGTGGAGTTCTTCTGCCGCCCGAGCAGGGTGAGATCCTCGTCAACGGCATTCTCGTCGAGACCGGAGCAATCCAGATCGCTGGAGACGCCCGCTCGACCGCAGCTCGCAAGACCAAGTTCCCCATCTGGCAGGGTCGCCCCACGGCGGGTCCGGTCGGAGAGGGTGCTCGCAAGCCCGTCACTGGCGCGAGCTTCGGGGAAACCAGCCTCAACATCAAGAAGTTCGCGTCCATCGTGATCTTCACCGATGAGCAGATCGAAGACCTCCAGAACGGCGACCTGAACGTCCTCGTTGACGCAGGTGTTCGCCAGGCGCTCTCGGTTGCTACCGACGCGGACGCTGTCGGGCTGTCGGCTGGCTCGGTGCTGGAAAAAGGACAGGCGCAGGCTACGGGTGGGTCGGTCTTCGACACCCCGCTGCTCCAGAACGCCTCGTGCGGCATTCAGATCGGCGTCGCTGGACAGACGATCGAAGAAAACACCAAGGAAACCGAAATCCAGAAAGCCGTCTCGGCTGCCCTCGGGGTGCTTGAGGAAAACGGCTACGGCAACCCCGCCAATATCGGGGTACTGCTTGGCTTCGGCTTCCAGAGGGCTCTCCGAGACGCGCGTGACGGCTTCAAACGGCCGCTGTACGATGGAGGTACCTTCGCCGGTCAGGCGATCGACGCGCTCTATGGCCTCGACCGAGCTCACTCGACGAACTTCGTCAACCTGAGCGCCCCGCCGCTGACGGTGAAAGTCAAAACGAAAACGGCCTCGCCGAACCTCACGGTGGAAGCCCGGGGCACTGCCCCGCTCTTCGTTGGCCAGCCGATCACTGGCGCGGGTATCCCCGCCGGCACGGTCATCAAGTCTCTCACCGGCCTCACGCTGGAAGAGACCGTGATCGAACTCGGCAAACTCAAAGAAGGCACGAGCAACGAATACGTGGCCGTCAATGCCACGGCGGAAGCCAGCATCAACGCTGTCGTCTCGCGCCCGGTCGGCGTGGTCGTGCATCGCCCGAACATCCACGTCCGTATCCGCAAGGACGTGTCGGTGGCCGTCTCCAACGAGGCCAGCATCGAAAACGAAGGCGTGCGCTACGACCTCTTCCAGGAGGACCTCACGGCGATCCGCTACGAGCTCCGACTGGGCTTCATGGTCCACGACGCGACGCGGGCAATCGTCCCGCTCTACGCCTAGCCCATGAGCGATGAGACTCAGAGCTTGTTCTCTGGGCCTGGCGCTTCTACTCCTGCTGAGGTTCGCGCCCCGGCTGCCGCTCCCCCTGTTGCTGAGGCTACCCCTCAGGATGTCGCTGAGACTCCTGTCGAGTCGCCCGCAGCAGGTCCGCTGCCTACGGAGATAGAGGGTCAGGCCGATCACGAGCTGAACCTCGCCGAAAACGCCATCGACGCTCGTCGTCGAGAGATCGATGTCGCACCCCTGAGCACGGACCGCGTCACAGTGGGCCTTCGCCAGAGCGACACGGTCACGGTTATCGCGCCCAAAATCGCCGACGAGGGCGTACGACAGGAACAGATCCACACGAATCTGTAAGGAGAAATGACGATGGATCCGACCGCACCGTACCCTGGGGGTCGGACCGTTCTCGTGGAGGGGCTGCTTGGGCGTCTGCTCAAGCGCCCCTCTGTCTCCAAGCCGGCGGGCGATGACCGCTCGCAGCAGATGCGTGTGTCCGCCCTCCAGACGGAGGGCCTGCCGATCGGGTTCACCACCTACCGTCCGAGCGACATCAGCGGTCGTCGCCCACTCTGGTATGGCGAGTTTGCCGTCAACGTGGGCGACATCGATAACGCGCCCATCGGGATCCCTATGGGTCCTCGCCACTTTGGCATCGTCCCGAGGGGTAGATAGTGAATCAGGATCCGCCGGTCTGGACACCGGACCTCTCTGACGTAGCCGCCGAATTGATGGCTCGTACTCGTCTCCCTAATGGAGAACTTGCGGGGACGTTTACGTCGGAAATC